GTGGCTGTACCGGGATTAAGTATCGCTGTTGCGTTAGACGCAGTTCTTGAAATAGTTAGATCACCATTAGATGTAGTAATCGCACCGCTAGCCGTCACCGTACCTGTTACATTTACATTGCCAGCTACGTTTAATTTGTATGCTCCGGGACTCGTAGTACCAATCCCTACGTTGCCTGCGCTGTCGATGCGCATGCGTTCTGCAAAACTTTCCGAGCCTGAGCCAAAGGCCAAGCCCACGTTTGTATAGATGCGGGACAAGCCAGCGGCAGTGTCTAGTGATGCAGTGCCATTTGCTGCATCAGACCACTTTAGTTGAGGGGTTCCCGCAGCAGAAACAATATGAGTTCTAGCCCCCGGACTACTCGTCCCAATCCCCAACCCCGTTGAGGTTAGGCGCATGCGTTCGGCGTTACTAACTGCAAAAGTGGCTGTGCCTCCTGTTGCATTAAAGTTTAAATTCATCCCTGCGCCAGTTTGCAAATCAAGTTGATTCGCTGTACCCGCGTATCCAATATAGCCTTTTGCGCCACCTGAGTCATACCATCGGATGTAACCAGTACCTGTCGTTGCAAAGTCACCAGAAGATAATAGCTTTAGTTGTTCGCCACTGGATGAAACAAGTAACTTGCTTCCATCAAACGTCAGCGCAGACCCGGAGGTGAGAACTTTAGAGCCGTTGAGGTAGGTGACACCGTTAGTTGTGCCGCCTGATAGTGTGGTTGCACCTGATGCTGATAGTGTAGTAAACGCACCAGATGATGCGGTAGAAGCGCCTACACTAGTCCCGTCTACAGCGCCGCCGTTAATATCAACAGTTCCGCTAGTCAACGTGTTAATCGTGATGGCGTTAATAGTGCCGCCCTCAACCTTGTCGCCACTGATAGCATTGTCAGCAACAACCACCTCTGATATGTTTACGACACCATCAGCAAGAACTCCTCCTGCAGAGATGATATTTGCTAAGTCTCTTGCTTTAGTCATATTTATATTCCTTTAATTTACCATGGCTTGCCGGAGGCCGCCACAGGGTTCTTTTGAGCTTCAATCTGAGTTGCCACCGCTGCTTCAGTAGCTGCAACAGTTTCTTCACCCATCGCTGATTTAACCCAGCCAATTGCTTGCTCTTCGGTGATGTCTTCGTAAGCTGTTGTTACAACACCCTCTAGCCCGATAGCACCGTATGCGTTGCCACTAAACTCACCGTCAACATCAGAGCAAGTCCAATGCGCGGTAGTTACAAAGCCGTCAGATGTGCGGCGCTCAAGTTGTGCAATATTCCATGTAGTCATTTTAGTTTCCTTTATGTAAAGATTTAGTTCATTGCGATGTTTTCAACATCAATTGAAAAACTTACGAAAGAGCTTAGATATTCAAGCGTTATGAAGACCCCATTTGATGTTGCACCTGTATAAGCAGCAGCCGACAAAGTAATCACCACATTCATACCACTTTTTGTGACTGACGTGACTCCTTGCAAATTCCAAGATGTAAGGTTATACAGAGTTACCAAATGCCCAACTGCAAATTCACAAACAAAAGGTTTTGGATTGTTTGTGTTGTACTGTGCGCTGACACCGCGAATACGAACAATCGTATTGTTATTTATGCTTGTTTGGTATGCAAATGGAATAATAATTTGCGTTCCAGCAGAGACAGCAGGGAGTTGTTTTACAACCGTAATAAAGTTTGGAGGGCCTTGGTTTCCACCGGGGCCAGCAAGCGATTGTACAGAACCTTGAGTGCTTTGATGGATTGATAACTTGGCATTTCCAGCCGTAGTCCCCACCAGCAAGTTACCGCTGGGGTCGATACGGGCGCGTTCGTTTAAAGTGCCAGAAGCATTATCTGTGGTGCTGAGTATTAAACCGCCTCCTGCGTTGGAGGCGAATGCGTTTTCTTTGTAGCCTTGAATCGCCCCGTAGACCGACAAGGCAACCTCCCCAGTTCCCGAAATTCCAGAAAAAGTTATTTTGCCGCCAAGTTGTGTGGTGTAGGCATCGGTGCTTCTAACATCAAGCTGACCTGCCGTTGGTGGTGCTGATGAAGAATATGCTGTACTGCTTGTGCTTGTGGCTCCAGCAGGGTTCATTTTTGCGAAAGGCGAACTCGTCCCAATCCCTACGTTGCCTGCGCTGTCTACTCTGAGGCGTTCTGTGCCGTTAGTACTTATTGATATAGGGTTAAACGTGTTGTTGTCATTATTGATTCCAGATAAATCTGCAACACCTGAAACAGTTTGCATCCTTAAACCAGCTTGCGCTGAAGTACCCCCGCTGAGTTGTATTGCTCCACCCACCACTGCCAATTTACCTATTGGCGAACTCGTCCCAATCCCCACATTCCCACTACTCGTAGCAAAGTTAGCGCCTGTAGTGGAGGAGATAGCTCCGGTTACTGCTAGGCCTTTAGCGATGGTAACGGGTGCGTTATCTGGGATAATCAGTAAATTAACTGTGTCCGCTGCGTTATTGAAGCGGAAGCCCGTACTAACCTCTGCCTTCCAATAAGCAGCAGAACCCATCGTCATAACGCCTGTGGTGTGAACAGCAGCCAGCGTAGAGGTTCCTGTAGCACTCAGCGTAGTAAATGCACCTGTGGATGGTGTGGAAGCGCCTACAGTTCCGTTAATGTTGATAGACGCCGTGCCTGTCAGGTTCGTTACAACGCCGCTGCTTGGGGTTCCTAGGGCTGGGGTTACTAGTGTTGGGCTTGTGGCAAATACGTTAGCCCCAGTGCCAGTCTCATCAGTAAGCGCCGTAGCCAGTTGTGCTGACGTGAACGAGCCTAGTGATGCTGCGTTACCCACGCTCGTAACTGCCCCTGTGAGGTCTGCGTTAGTGGTTACTGTGGAGGCGTTGGTAGCCGTAGCTGCATTCCCGCCGATATTCAACGCTGTTGCCGTACCAGTGACGTTAGTCATTATTCCCGAAGCAGGGGTTCCTAGAGCAGGAGTAACAAGGGTAGGGCTTGTGTTTAAGACGTTGCTGCCTGTGCCTGTATTGGCGACACTGACAACGTTTTTGCTGACATCAAGGGCTAAGGCTGTGGAGGCGGTTAGCCCCGCCAAGTTGTTCACGCCTGACGTACTGAGCGAGGTAAACGCACCTGTAGATGGTGTGGAAGCACCTACGCTTGTGCCGTTAATCGTGCCGCCAGTAGCTGTAATAGAATTTACTGAGATATCTTCATTTGTACTTGATAGCTGAAAGTATCTCGTGTCGCCTAGAGCATACACGTTTACAGAATCAAACGTGTTATAAGCATAAACGTTTAACTCATCATTTGAGTTAGCACCAGTTGTAAGCGTAACAGAGGTACCACTCGTTGCAGTATAATCAGCATTATCCTCAAGGAAAATACCATTTAAAGTAACAATGATAGAACCAGACACATAAGTTAAAGTAGCTGTATTATCATCAACACCTGAAAAGGTTGTTTGACCTGAAGTTGCTGTGTAATTATAAACGGTTAAAATAGCTTGAGTAGCTGATGAAGCCACTAACCATTGAGAGCCATCATATACAAACATTCCTGTTTCAGTAGTGTCATAATACAAAGCACCAGTAACAAGAGCATCACCATCATTATCCAATGTAGGTGCAGAAGACTTAGCACCTAAGTAACGATCATCAAAAGAATCTAAGGCGCTGGCAGCAGATGCAGCGCTAGATGCAGCGTTAGAAGCACTATTAGCAGATGCAGAAGCGCTGGTAGCCGCATTGGTCTCACTTGTTCCAGCATTGGTTGCTGAAGTAGATGCACCAGAAGCGTTAGAAGCAGAAGTAGAGGCGGAAGAAGCAGAGTCTGTTGCACTAGTAGCAGCAGAAGAAGCACTAGAGGCTGCATTAGTAGCCTGAGTAGTAGCCGTAGACACGCTAGAAGCGGCATTAGAAGCACTAGAGGCTGCGTTTGAGGCTAAAATAGCTGCATTAGTTTCAGCGGTTTCAGCGGCTGTCTGAGCCGTTTGTGCGCTAGAAGCACTAGATGCTGCATTAGTAGCGCTAGAGGCTGATGTAGTGGCGCTGTTGGCGCTGTTAGTCGCATTAGTAGCTGATGTAGTGGCGCTGTTAGAACTGTTAGTAGCTGAATTAGCTGATGCAGTTGCAGAGGTGGCTGCAGAAATTGCACTGTTAGCAGAGTTACCTTCAGAAATAGAGGCAGCAGTAGCACTATTAGTAGAATTAGTTTCGCTATTAGAGGCAGCATTCTCAGATAATAAAGCATCAGCAGCTGATTCAGCTGATTCTGTAGCTGAATTTGCAGCCGAAATTACATCACTAGCTGAATTAACCTCGCTAATACTAGCATTGCTTTCACTTATACCCGCTGCAGTAGCACTAGCAGCGCTATCGGTAGCAGATTCAGCAGATAAAGCTGCTTGTAATGCTGCAGCATCCAAGATATCTTTAGCTTGGTTTGTGGAGGTAATTGAACTTGATGATCTCTCATCAAATGCTCCACCATCAGGGCTATCACTTGTGATGCCTGTTGTTTGATTATATGCCATTTATTTCTCCTTAGATGAGACCATTAGTACTTACAACTGTCCTAAGAACACCACCTTTGGCTCTGCGCATTTGCTCTGCTCTATTTAGGCTATCGATGTTTTCTTTAAATTTTCTTGCGTAACGAGATTCCATACCTTCATCAAAGAGATATGCCCCTACATTATACAATGCACCCCAGATCAGGAGTCTTTCATTACTGTCTCTTAACCAGTTAGAGGATTCTTTACCTATGTATTGTTTAGTTGTTACGTTAGACCCATCATTACCTAAACTTATATCATAAAGAGATGCGGCATCATAGCTATCAAGGACTACTAAGGTACTTCCTGTACCTGCAAAATAAAGGTTACTACCTCCGCTAGCAACTAATTCTAGGTATAGTTGCGCTTCATCAGTGGAGCTAATATAATAGTTAGCAGCAATAACTCTGTATGTTGCATTCAAATCTGGAAGTCTACGGTAGTAAGATATTTCTACTACATCATCAACTGAGAGTTGAGGTTGTATTTTTATTTTACCATCTAACCACATGTAGCTATAACCAGCATAATTTTCTGTATAGCTATCTAGAAATGATATGCTATTACTGACCTGACTAAATACTTCAGATTCGTAGCTTGATTGGCTATTTGAGGGTAATTTTCTGACATGAATAAATTCTGTCAAGTTGAAGGGTATTTCAATTTCAGTGATACGACTATCCGTTGAGTTGTTACCTGCCGTAACTGTGTACGTAACGGTACTCTCTAAAGGCGGGATACGTAGTTCCCTGTAACATTCATCAGCAGAATACTTTAGGCAATCTTCAATGACGCTATCAGGGATTGTAGCTACTTCTTTTTTGTTACTCCAGTCCCGTACCTTTGCTACGAGAGCGTCATATAGGGGTGTTGCCATAATAAATTCCTTATAATGTCTTAATATTGCTTGTCTTTAATGCAGGATAATCGCTATCAATGATTTGTTTTAACTTACGCATTTGCGCAGGATCACTCATAAAGTCGGGAGAGTGTACATCAATGCCGTATTTAGTTAAAATATCAATAGCTACGATATCAGGAATGATTGCAAAGGATCTATATGTCCTAGCGCCACTCGAGGCAGCATCCAATTCCCGTTGTTGTGTAGCATAATTTTTGTAAGCCCCAACGTCTTGTTCTAGCTTAAAGTTAATATCATCTGTTTTTACTTTAAAGCTATCTTTGTTATTGTCTTGTGATAGAAATCCCATGTGTCCTCTTTTACTTAATTAGAGTGTGCTACTGTAAAAGCACCGTCTTGAGCTAATTTACCAAGCTCGTATTTAGCATTAGCACCATTAAAGGCAGCTACTGTATCTGTTACGTATGTCATTGAAGTACCAACAATCTTACTGTATGATGCTGAAGTGACCTTACCTTTATTAACTACTACATTACCTACTAAAATAGGTGCAGCGATAGTAACAAAAGAAGTAGTGCCGGGGTAGTACGTGGCAGTACCGTTTGTTTGTGTAATCTTAAGATATTGCATTATTTTCTTTCTAATAAAAAAAAGGGCAAGGTTTCCCTCACCCCTTTATAGGTTAATTACTGACCAGACAAACCGAAGATCAAGCCGCAACCCTTAGGATTACGACACTCGATTGTACCTTCTTCAACAATTTGACCGATGATAGAATCACCCAGCTGACCCAAGTCAACTTCTTGCATTGGACGCAAAGCAGCGTAGCTGAACCACATTGGGTCGTACAAGAATGCTGAGAAGTTAGCAGCGTTGTCCAAGCCAGAGATACCAGTGTTGGCAATACCCATAACGTAGTTAGGAACAACCATGATGTCACCGAAGTCAGACATGTAGATTTCAACTGACTGACGCAACTTACCGTCTGCATCAATGTTACGGCGAACGTTACCGTCACCAGCGCTAGAGGTAGCAGAACCAGCGGCCTGTGCCTTAGCAGAAAACACGCGACGGTTAGCAGGAGATACCATCAGCTTAGAAGCCTTACCACCGTTTTCGTAGATGGCTTGCATCACGGTATCGATGTGTGACAGTTGCAAGCTGACTTTATCAGCAGAAGTAACGGTCGTAAAGGTACCAGCAATACCAGCGCCAGTGTTAGTAGGAGCAGTGTACTCACTACCAGTAGCCAACACGTTCAATGCAGTAGATGCATCATTAACCCAAGCTTGGTAGCCACCCATTTTACGGACGCCTGAGCCATTTGAGCTGTTCCAGCTGTTAACCATGTCGAATTCAACGTCACGGCGCAGCTCGGTACCACGCTTCTTGAGCTGATATGCGTATTCGTCAGCAACACCAGCTTGGTCAACAGCACGCTTAGTACCGGTAACAGTAACAGTCTTGCTGTTAATCTGTGTGTAGTTGCCCAGACGGGTGCGGAAAGGCTCTGCGTCTTGTGCGCCATTCTGAGTAGCGTAAGATACGCCTTCAGCGACTGCAGAAGAGGATGGAGCAGCCAGCTCGTCAGTTTGCCATTCATGGAAAACTGCGGTAGCTTTTGTCTTACCGATTGAAGACATGAAAGGTGTCTCGTCACGGCTGATCATAGAAATAAAGTCAGCGAGGTCTTCACGCTCGCCAGCGTTTACAGACTTACCGGTAGCGGATGCGCTACGTGCAGCGGCTTTTGAGCCACCTGTTGCAAAATTAGTTGCGGCCATTTTAATGGTTTCCTTATAATGAGATTTTTAATCAAAGTTTTTTGCTCACTGAGGAAATACGTTTTAGAAAATCTAATTCGTCTTGATTCGAACCTTCACCTGACAGAACTTTAGATCTAGCGGTTATAGCGACTTGCTGTTCCTTTTGTGATTTAGGTGTTCCCTTTTTAGAGGGTACCGACTTCACAGTAGGAGCTGCTTTACGCTTAACTGCACCAGTATCTTTAGCTGTTTTTAACTTACGATAATCATTGATGAACTTAACAATTTGGGGATCATAGATAGAACCTAATAGTTCTTCTGAGATACCTTCTTTAACTGCAAACTCACGTATAGATTTAGCGACTTTATCTGAATAGTCTGGAACTAACGTATTGATACGTTCGTTATATGACTTTAGTAACTCTTGTCGTTGCGTCTCTACTTGAGCCTGAAATTGTTCGGCAATAGCCTTTGCTTGTCCTTCCCGCTTATTCCGGGATTTCCAGTACTTCTCTTGCACCGTTTCACGTTGTTCTTTAAGTTCTCTGGCAGAGTATGAGTCACCCTCATCCTTTGCTTTATCGATATCCTTACTTAACTTGTGATACTCTTCGGCAAGATTGGTTTCAGTAGCAGTTAATTCCTGTTGGATTATCTGCCCTAATTCAATAACTTCTTTAAGTTTTTCTGTCTTCTCTTGTTCGATCTGTTTTCTCAGTTCGCCTAGTTCACGCCCTTTTTGAGATAGATGCTTATCAGTAGAATAACCCTTACGGACTTCTTCTAGGGTAAGGTATTCTGTTTTACCATCAATGGTTACAGGTACTTTATATTCCCAGTCAATATCTTCTTCGGTAGGTAAATCAGTATCTTGGGTAGACGTATCATCCTCAACTTCTTCTTCTTCCTCTGAATCTTTCGACTCTTCCTCTTCATCTAGGTCATCTTCAGCTTCCTCATCGGTCTCTTGGGGTGCTTCTTCTTCTTCTTCCGATGATTCATCTGGACTCGGGACGCTATTGTCTTCTTGTGGTAGAGACTCTTCTTTCAACCCCAACAGTTTTGCTGCTGGAGAATTCCGTAGAATGTCATCAAGACTCTTTGCTTCCAAGCCTACACTATTACTTCCGTCATCAAAACTCTCGCTCGAAATTTCCGAGGCAGGAGTGTTGGTAGAGAGTTGTTCTAGGTTCATAATTCTTTTACCTTTGTGTCTATTTATTCGGCTTCAAGGGCTTTGGCAGCTTTAGCTGCACGTACCTTAGCCATACGATCTACAGTAGCTGTAGTAACCTCTTTGACTTTAACCGTAGGTTTGTCAAGAGATTCAATTACCTCAATTGCCTTTGTTAATGTAACAAGGATTGGGGCATAGCTCTGTGCTCGTCCAGTTCCACCGTTTTGGCCACATATCGCCAACTCACGGATAATCTCTTGCTGTGCTCTCTTTAACACAGTTGTTGCTAAATCGTAATTACTCATTCTTGATCTTCCCCTTCTTGGGATTGTTTATTAATATACTGCATATTGTTACCGTACATTTCAATGCCGACTAACTTTTCTTTAACACTACCTAACGCCATAGCAGTATGGTATAGGTATTCACGTTCTTTACTGCAATGAGGTTCTGTCTTTAGCCAAGTAACAAAAAGATCTGCTAAGATCTCTGAGTATGCTTCTCCAAAGAATTGCTCACGTTCCTTATTTGCAAACTGGGATTTACCTAACGCTAATTGAGCATCACGGAAGGGTTCTACTTTGTATTCACCAGTCTCATGATTCATTTTAGGCTTCGTTCTCTGCTGGAAGCCGTCCTTATATTGATTCATTTATTTACTTTAATATGACCCACCCATACCTATTGGTAGAGGGGTGGATTTTGTTTTACATCATTGGTTGTTGTGGTTGCTGCTGTCCCATAGCTTCCGGTTGTGGTTTTGACTGGCTTTCATCAGCTTCAATCATTGATTTAGCAGTAGTTAGCAACTCCTCAGCGCTAGGCCGAGGGCCAAGATCAATACCTTTTTCAGCAGCTTCAATAGTGAGCTTAGCCCATTCTTGATAGCTTTTATCCAAGGCAACCATAAGTTGCTTAGTGTTGTCTTGCATAGCATTTCTAGACTGTACATTAGTGAGTGCAATAGTAGCTTCCCGCTGGGCTGCATCTAATTGCTTTATTTTCTCTTCAAGTTGTTTAGCTACGTCACCTGATTGTTGTTCTGCTTCACGAGCTTTAACAGCTTGTTCCAAGAACTCAGGAGATGTGTAATCAATCAGGAAGTCTAACGGATCTACATCCATTGCTTCTAAAGTCTTAACGGCTAGTTTAGCTGCTGCGTCAGGGGCAACTACTGCACCAGCACCGCTTGATTGTAAAGCAGGAATTAGCTGTTGACCAATCAGTGTCATCTTCTTAATAATATTACTATTGCTATTTTCACCAACATCGATATCGACATACATTAGCATGTTATCAGGTAACATACCCGGATCGATTGACTTATACATATCATTCTGATCAAAGAACTTTATTTCTTTACCACGAAGCTTAGTACGGAGTGTTTTATACACACCTTCAACTAACCGTTTAAAACCTGTCTCAGCAAATCTACGTGCCATAAATTGGATACGTACTTGAGCGGCAGACATTGCCTTCTGCATCTTTTCTTCAGAGTTGCCAGAAACATAAAGAGTATCATTGAGGCCTTGAGCCGCTTTTGAGAGGCCTGTAGCCTGTTCTTTATGTAACTGGAGCATCTCTAAAAGAGGTACAGTACCTGTACTGATAGTATCAGGTGTCATAGCTGCAACAGCACCGTTAGGGTTACCGTTGGTAGCAATAATTTGTTTAGGCTTCATGTTCTGCAAAGCAGAGAAGTCTACTACGTTAGGGTCAGCTAACTTAGGTGCATAGTTGGTAAGGTATACGTTCTCTACAAAGCCACGCATAATAGCAGTAGTTGCTAATGTAGATGGTCGAATCATATCTGCTACAGATAGACCGTAGAATTCGTGTGGAATCTCGAACGGACATAGTGTAGCTAATGGTACGTAGTCACAATCTTCTTCAAGAAGGACGGTTCCACCAGCAACAATAAAGTGTTTTAGTTCAGCAATACCATCGCCATCACGATCAACTCTCAACCAACATTCAATAACATTTACTTGTCTGTTAGCTTCTGTTTCAAAGATTCCACTTGAATTACCCCCCTGCCAGTACTCTTCACCAGATAGACGTTTACGAGCTGCTTGCTCTTCATTGTAGCTAGCAGCCATATAAGTGCTGCCATCTCCAATATCGTCCCACTCGATGTTCTCTGCAATATCGGGGTAAAACTTTCTAATCTCAGAACGAGTCATCTCAATCTGAATACCTACAAAATCAGCATCATCTAAAGACTTAGCGCCCCTAGAGATACGAAACGCCTCAGGATGAACGTTCTCAATCTTAATTCTTGTCTTGTCATGTTGCTTTTTAAGGCGAACATCTTTGTATACTATGTTGTATACAGAATTACCTCCCTCATCAGTGGCCAGCTCTTGATCGTAATTAAGAGTACCAATGATCTCGGTATCAGCATCAGACAAAAGAATATCTAAATTCTCTTGACTAATTGAATCATACTCTTCAAAAGTATATTCGTAATCTTCAATAAAGTCCCAGCGAACAATACTATTCTTCCATAACAAAGAGGATTTAACCCATGTGTTTAGGATCTCCCATCCAGGATTCTGCTTAAAGATAGTATAGTTAACTAGCTCTGAAGCCTTCCTAGCATTACTGTAATCAGTAGGCTTAGTGCCTGACGGAATAAACCTAGCTAGCTTATTGTTGTTAAACATAAGTTCAGCTAAGATAGCACTGTAACCCTCAATAGCTTCTACAGTATCTGAAGAAACAATTTGAGATACACCCTGAGGTGCAAGGTGCGCTATCGGCATCATACCGTATTCGTATGTAGCCTTCTGTCTTTCTCTTGCGAGGTCAGAACTATTAAGGAAGTCACCAACAGAGTTCATAACTCCTTGGTCGATCATTGCCTTAAGTTCGCTGTCGTCTACGGGTTCTTTATAACCCTGCGTACGTATAGCCATTGTAAACCTTTCTTGGTCATTCATTCAATCAAGCCAACAATGGCTGTTTATTAGGTGTAACTACTTTCTTCCATAACGAGTTACCAGCTATTGACACAAAGGGAAATCTTTTAAGTGTGTTACATCATCATTACCACTTCACCATCGAGCGTATCAAGAATAACCTCAGGCGCTGGTGTGCATATAATTTATGTATCAGCCATATCTTACTGACTCTAGACATGGTTCTTCTTTTATCTTATTTATTTTCTGGCGTTAAAATCCTTAGGAATCTTTTCACCAATCTTTTCTTTAGGATTAAGAATCTTAGGGGTACCCTGTGGTTTCAGGGCGCTTTTAAATTGATCTTTTTCTTTACCTGTTAAAGGTACATTCATTTGTGCCATATTACTTCTTAGGTTTAGGTGGTTTCTTGTTCTGTGTCTTACGCATGTTGCGTACGGGTAATTCTCTCATTAGAATTGTCCTCTTTACTTTTTAGTTTTAGGTGGGGTATGTGTCAGGATCTTACTTGCTGCCGTATGCTTTTCGCCCGTCATCAAGATATTACCTTCTTTGTGTGTCTTACCTGTATGTACTTTACCATTTGGTAAGTAATGTGTTTTGTCTTTAGCCATATATATTTACCATTTAACCTTATCAGCCCAGTAAGCCGCAGATAACGGCCCCTTGGCAATATTAGCAGCGTGTCGTGCCTTGAAGGATTCTCTTCTGCTTTTATCTGCATCAGACTCACCTTCAGACTTAGGAGACCCAGAGGTTCCCTGCTCACCAAACCTAATAGTCTTAATTGTATCATTACTTTTAGCAACAACTACATGACTCTTAGTAGGATGGTTGGGAGTTTTCTTAGGCTTATTATATCCTGATACTCCTGCTTTTGCTAGTCTAGAATCTTTTTCAGCCATATTATTTACCCTTCTTAGCAGTCTTTGCAGACTCCTTAAAGCTTTTAGCGGTTGGGGCACCCTTGGTTCCAGGCTTACGCATCTTCTCTCCAGAGCCTTCAGCTATACGTTTACGTTTAGAATTAATATTGTCGTACAATCCTTGTTTAGTTGCCATAATAATTATACCTTATAACCAGTTAGTTTCTATTTGTTCAAAGCTACCCATCCTTTGAGAGAAGGGTACATTGTTGTTCTTTAGTTTATCACCATGTGTTCTGATAACTTCAAGAGCAATAGCTAGCGCAATAACGGTATCGTCATTATGACCAACAATAGCGTTAGTTCTGCCAGAGTCATCTGCCACATAATTCATCAGCTCCCCAATAATTATCCTTGAAGGGATCCAGATATCTTCGCTATCAATAGCGTTCTTCAAGAATCCGATAATAGCAGGTTTAGAAGATGAAGTAGTTCTCCATCCAATCCTGTTACCTTCTTCCTTAGATACATTAGCTATCTTAGTCTGATAGTACATATTAACGTACTGCATCTGTGTTAGTCTGTTTAGGGTAGCAATACCCATAGAGTTCGACTCTACGGCTAACAAAGCATTGTTATAGTACCTACCTAGGTAAAACAAAAGATCACCAAACTTAGAGGGATCTATCATGTTGTTTTTGTATACAGCACATACTTCTCTATTAGCATTAATAACTACAGCAGCAGAAGAATCCTTACCTACTCCCAAAGCTACATCAGCCCCAATAGCAAAAGAATCACCAAAGGTAGGATACTTAAATATCTCTATAGATCCTCTTTCGTTATCTTCCATCATATTAGAGTCGAAGTTAAACTCCTTAGCACCTAATATAGGTTGAGGTACTAGCTTAGAAAGCTTCTCAATATTAAATACACTAGCCCCTGAAACAATAAATGCCTCATCAGCTGTGGCGGGGTACTCTTGACGGAATTTATCTTCGCCACCCTCCGCTATCTTTAATCTTCTCCAGAATAGTTGATCATCATCTAAGTTAAACCTAGTGACTAATATTTCTTCTTTATCACTTCTCTTGAATTCTTCTGGGGCTTTTCTACGGTACTCTTCCATAAGAAACCAAGGAACAAAAATAGCAATATACTCATTCTCTCCTTTAACGGCACCTAACCATAACCTGTGAAAGGCATTACCTACTCCATTAGCAGTACTCTCTAAGATTACTTCTGTACCTTCAGCTTGTGAAATACCTTGGAACATACCAGCAAGAATCTTCTCATCATGAGTCCAAAAGGCAACCTCAGATAAGTGTGCAATAGTTGGTGTAGTTCCCCTTCCTGCCTCCGGTGAACCAGCAGTATACAATCTGTAACCGGAATCATTATGTTCAAACATGATCTCCTTAGCATTAGACCTTTTAAATTTAGGTCTAAACTGCTCAGGCATATTATCAATAGTATTCCTGGACATACTAAACAAAGCATCTGAGGTGGCTGTATCATGAGCCATAACTACTGACTTGTTATATGCATTAAAATAACTCTTCCAAAAAACCCTTCCAGTAGCATAGGTACTTAAACCCATCTGTCTAGCTTTCAATATAATCGCTCTAACTCTACCTGTCTCTTGTAACTGTCTCTCTATCGCTTCATTAACAATATTCTGAGCACTGTTAAATAAGAATGGCTGAAAGCCCTGCGAAGAATCTTTTGGAAGTATTCTTATCTGCTCTTCTGCGAATAACTCAAAGTTATTCTTGTACCCAGCTAGCTTCTCTCTCCTCTTGAGTTCTCTCAGCGCTTCTAGCTTGTCTTTGTTGTTCATAAGTTTTGTGTCCTTAAATATAAAATATATATTTTCTATTAGGAACCGGCTAATCCTTATTATTACATATATAAAGGTAATATTTTGTATTAAGTTTATTTAAGTAAACCTATTATTTTTAAGTTTGGATGTTTTCGAGAGAGGTTTTGGGGGTACCCTTACTTTGATTTCTGGAGGTATAGAGTTTTAATATCTATAGTTTTAATATATAGAGTTTTAATAGAGAGTGTTTTAATAGAGAGTGTTTTAATAGAGAGTGTTTTAATAGAGAGTGTTTTAATAGAGAGTGTTTTAATAGAGAGTGTTTTAATAGAGAGTGT